CAGTTCCTGTTGCGGCACTACCTGCAGTTAAATCTATTCCTCTTGTTTTACCTAAATACCAATAGATTCCGTTGCTATCTTTTACAACTGCAACTAAACTATTTTGTGCTAATAACAAGATTTCGTTTCTTGTATTAGTTTGCAATTTATTAAGAATTATTTGTAATTCTTGTGTATAGAATACAGTACCATTAGCTACCGAAGCAGTAATAGTTTGGTTAAACATTGATGTATCCTTTACTAAAGCATACTTCCAAAAACGCTTACCTGTCGCCTTAGTCAAAGCAGTAATTACACCGCTTGCCTCAGTTGTAGTAGTTACATTCGCTGCTTCAGTAAAATACACTTCAACAATACCACCTAAACTATCGCGGCAATCTAAAGAGTATCCTTGTGTTAATGCACAACTCATTGTTAGTTAATTTAATATTTTAAAAAATGGGGGTATATTTCAACCCCCTAAAATTATGCCAATACGAACTTAACAATCTCGTCAGGGAACGCGATGTTAACTCCCATTTTGAATTCAGCTACGAAACGAACTTGGTCAGCTTCTTTAGCGTAGAAGATTTCAAACTTCTCTTCTTCGTTTAACAAGTCAGTTCCTAAGAACATGTTGCTCAATCTTAAAGCGTAAGCCTTGTTAGTACCATTTAAACCTTGTACTGCTACAACTTTGATAGTAGTACCTGGCAATACGAACTCACTATCAGATTTTACATCTGCAGTATAGTGGAACATATTAGCATTTTTCAATGCGATTGTGTAAGTACGGAATAAGTCTTGACCGCAGAAGATAGTCATATCATCAGCAGAAACTACTTGTGCAGGGATAGCTTGGTAAATACCATCAAAGATAGAAATTACATTCGCTGCAGTAATAGAACTTAAAGGAGCACCACTAATGTAAGTAGAAGCGTTAGCCGCTACAACACCTGAAGCCGCACCGATTAATTTAACTAAACCATCGAATTTGTTTAAGTTTACATCTACTGAAGTAGTGTCACCTTGCCAAATTGTTTTCTCTAATTGAGAAGCAATTCTATCAGCTTTCTTAGTAGCAAATTCTTGCTCGAAAGGAATAGAATCATACATAGAACCTGTAGGTAATGCTTTTTGTAAGTACTTAGCTTCTAAGTCTTTAGGACATAAAGCCTCATTTACTTTGATTTTACCAACAGTTACTGTTCTTTGAGTAAATGTAGTTGAACCTGATGCAGTAAATCCACAAGAACCTCCTGATTGGAAGATTGCATCTGTGTCCATAATGTTAATAGTTTCAGCGGATTTTACTCCAACCATTACATTACCTGCACTTTTGATTAAAGTTGCAGTTTTTGCGCCTAATACAGAAGAAGTTACCAAAAGGTCTGCGTTTTGTTCTGTATAGTCTGCTAATGCTGATACATTAAATGCCATTGTTATTAATTTTTAGTGTTTAAAATTGCGTTTCTAAATCTTGCGATTCTTTTTTCTTTGATATCATTTGTTGATACAAATTCATTGAATCCATTTGGTTTTTGAATTGGGTCAGCGTTAGGTGTCTTTGTAAGTGCTTCTACTAATTCAGCTACTTGTGCAAATCCTTGTTTAACCTTTGCTTCTAATTCAGCTACCTTTTTATCAGATGCTTCTTTTTCTGCTTTCAATTCAGCAACTTGTGCTTCAAATTGTTCAGCATACTCTTTCATCTTCTTTTCGTAATCCTTTGCCATGTCTGCAGGTGCTTCTTCTTCAGTTGCTTCTTCAGGCATAGTTTCAGTTTCAGGAGCTTCCATTTCAACGATAATACCATTCTCGTCTAATGAAACGCTTGTGCCATCTGCTAATGTGTACTCTCCCATAGGAACTGCAGTACCATCTGCGTATTTGCACTCGCCTCCAATTTCCAAAGCAGAAATTTCTACTTTAGTTCCGTCTGCTAAGTCGTACTCTTTCATTTCAACCTTAGTTTCAACTTCAGGAGTAGGCTCACCTGCAGGAGGAACGGCTAAATTCTCTTCGAATAAGCCTTTGATTTTTAATATCGCTTCTTGTGCGTTCATACTTTTTGCTTTATATAGTTAAAAAATTAATTGTTTATCACTTAACCTGAGATAAAATATTTTTTACCTCGTTTATCAATGCAGAAATTTGAGTTACTTCCTTAGGCTTATAGTTAAAAATACCTTCTACTGAAAATCCTTTTAATAAACCTGTCTTAACTTGCTCCTCCCATACTTGCTCGTTATTTACTACCATAGAACCAAACCATGTACCCCAAGGAGTATCCTCAAAACCTTTCATTGGAGGTATGCCTCTTTTTTCATCACTTTGAAATGATTCAAATAAAGTAACATCATCTAAGGTTAGTTGTCCATTGTGCATTACATTTACATTGCTTTGGAAACCTTTACGGAAGTACTTCTGCATAATTTTAAGTATGGTATTTGCAGAAAATGCAACATAGTAATCGCCATAATGAACATCACTACGGAAGATAGGAGTATCAGCCAACATAATAGGACCACTGATAATACGCATATCTTCGCTAACAATCTCAAACTTTTGTTTATTGTTAAACGCATTCCAATTCTTTTGAATGGCAGGTCTATCCACCAATGATATAAAATCAACCTGAGCATCATCTTGTAAGTCCTCGTTGATGTCAAGCATATATACAGGTAAATCTAAATTCATAATACTAAATAGTTTAAATGTTAATGTTTATCGTTTATCTAAAGTTAGCCTTATTTTGTATCTCTCTTTCTCTAGCTTGTGAATCAGTAATATCCCTTTCAACAACATAGGCACGAACTGCACCCTGACCTCCACTTGCATACTTATCACTTTCATATTGCATAATTGGCGCACTGCCTCCTCCCATATCAGGTAACGCACCTCCGCCTCCTCCGCCTGTTGGTGGTATAGATGGTGCTGAACCTCCTCCTGATGGTGGTGGAATATCAACGAAACCTGGTCCACTTGCTCCTCCTGCAACAGGTGGTGGTTGTATTGCCATAATGCTTTTAACATTCTTAATACCTGCAACAATAGCCGCTGCAGCCGCCGCAATACCCAATGGAACACCGACAATAGGTATTTTAGCTAATGAAGCAAAGGCACTAGTAGCAGATTGATATGTTTCAATTGTAGCTGCCGCAATCGCAGTAGCCTTACCTGCAATAGTATGTTCTCCTAAGGCTTTAGATACATTTTTTAATGTATTAGCCACCTTAGTCATTTGCTCACTTCTAAGTTCTGCCTCTTTCTTAGCTAATTCCTTTCTTGTATCACTTAGTTCCTTATCAGTTTTAGTGTATTCGTCTAAGGTAATTTTGCCCTCATCATACTGCTTCTTATTTAGTTTTATGGCATCATCTACATAACCTTTTCTAGCTTTGAAGGATAAATCCTCGTTTCCAATTAATTCTTTTAGTCTAGTTGCTTCCTTAGTTGATTCCTCCTTATCATACTTTGCAGTTATTGCCGCAATTTCAGTACCATGTTTTTCCTTTAATGCCGCTACTAATAAAGTTTTTTGACTTTCAGTATAATCTGCATTGGATAATACTGCCTTAGTTTCTTTTACTAATTCCTCATCTAAGGTACCTAATTCTTTTTCCTTACCATCCTTTAATCTAGCAATTCTAGTTTCAGAAAGTAAATCTGCTAGTTCAGCCTCAAATTTGTCATCCTTTTCTTTTCTTTCTGCTTTTATTGCATCATCTATTTCTTTTTTCTTAGCCTCGTAATCAGCATCATTTGCCAACTTTAACGCTTTTTTCTTTTCCTCACTAATCTTTAACTCCTCAATTTCCTTATCCTTAGCTTCCTTATCTATTCTTAACTTCTCTTTTTGTTTATCTTCCTCTGATTTTAGATAAGTAATATTAGTTTCATTCTGCAATTCTAAAAGCATTTCATCTGCTTTCTTATTATCAGCCGCTATTTCTTCCTGTGTCTTTTTATTTTGTGCCGCTATCTTATCATTGGTTTTCTTTTGCTCTGCTACCTTTGTATCGTTAGCCTTCTTGTCATCATCAGCAACCTTTTTGTTATAAGATGCATTCTCAACTGCCTTAGCAGTATTCAAATCCCTAAATTTCTTTTGTTCCTCATCAGTTAAAGTACCTTTAGTTTTTAATGCTAATCTAAGTGTACTTAACTCATTTTCAATTTGTGCAAGTTTAAGTTGGTGTATTTCTTTTTCCTTACCTCCCTGTGCTTGTAATATTTTAATTCTATTGGCAATATCCTCGTTACCTCTTGCAGTAGCCTTAGCAACTTTATCTAAGTTTCTCTCTGCTTCACTAGTTACTCCAATGAAATCAGTAAATTGAGTAACTAACTCTCCTACACCTTTTGCTAAACTACCTAATGGACTATCCATTATCCATTTCTTGATAGCATCAAAATTGGCAATAACTTCCCCTAAGGCTACTACTAATAAACCGATACCTGTTGCCGCAATCGCACCTTTAAGTACCTTAAATCCTGTGCTAGTAGCTTCTACCTCTATTCCAAACGCTTTTTGGACTGCAGCCGCAGTTTTAGTAGCCGCATTGTTTGCATTTTGGAAAGTAGTACTATTTTGTATTTGCAGATTAAGTAATTTGAAGCTATCAATACTATCTCCAATAGCGTTTAAGCCTGAGGTCAATGCCATAGCCGCATTAACTTTCAATAACGCTTCCTCAACCTTTTTATTTTCAGTACCGAACAATGCCATTACACCCTGCACTGCAGAAAAACCTCCTGCTACACCTGTCAATGCTCCTGCAACTGCCTTAAATTTCTCATCAGGATTAAATGCTTTAGCCGCTTTATTTACAAAGTCAATCTTATCAGCTAACTCCGCACTTCTTTTACCTGCCTCTGCCGCTTCCTTTGAGGTTTCTCCGTACTTATCAACGATTTTAGCAAGTTCTACTAACGATTCTTTATACTGCGCCCTTAAACTTTTTTGTTTCGTTTCCTGCTCACCCATCTCATCATTAGTGGTGGCAAGTTTCTTATTGGTTTCGTCTAATTGCTTATTCGCCTCCTGATTTTGGGTGGATATTTTAATTATTACTTCGTTCTCGTTAGCCATTAGTCGGTATTTATCACTTTTAATAAATTAATTTGTGTGGTTCTATAGTCCATAGGGTCGTAGCTTTCTATCTTATTCAATCTAAATAATGTTCCATTTATCCAAATGTATTTACTGAAATCTAATTGATAAATATCTAAAGCAGTTAAATATACCCTACAAGTTAGTAATTTACTTTCTATGTTAGTTATTTCTAATAGATAAGGTAAATGGTAGGTATTGAATAAGTTATTAGTTGGGTAAGTAGTAGCAGGGAATTGTAATTCCTTAGGTACACCAAAGTTAATATCAATAGTAGGATTAGTAGGGTCATCCAAATGTCCTGCATAACCATATACATTTAAGTTAGCTAAATTTAAACCTCCACCTGTTGCACCTGATTTT